CCCGTCTAAGACGGATGAGGAGCGGGCCGAGATGTTATCTGGGTTCCCGTTCAGGATGGTGAATGAATTGCAGAATGCTTATTCGCAATTTGCCAAATTGGTGGGGGGGATGATGCAGACTCCTCACCCTCAATCACCAGACTTACCGATGGCTGCTGATCCTCGTCTGGATCTGACACCCTATCTGTATCGAACCTTAGAAGCTTTACAAAAGGAGATGAGTTATGCAGGACGCTACCGTCCAATCGATCCCACAGACGAGCCAAGCACCAGCAGCAGTAGCCCCAAGCAGCTACGTGGTGGCAGCTCCGGCACCTCAGGCAGCGCCGGTGAACTACCAGGCAGCTCCAGTGGCTTATCAGGTGGGTACCAATTACCCTCAAGCGGTACCTCAGGCGAGCCCCAGCTACCAATCCGCCCCTATTCAGTACGCCCCCCAATCCCAACCGGCGGAAACCTCGGTGGGGAACCCGTGGGAATCGGCGTTCAACAAGGTGGTGAATCTTCTGAGCGCACCAGTTCAATCCCCGTTCCAGGGAGCACCCTCGCAGAGTCCGACGCAGTATACCCCGGCGAATTACGGACAAGTCAGCAGCCCAGCTACGCAACAATCGGCTCCCCAGACTTGGTCGCCCAGCCAGGATTACTCTCCCAGCTATTCCCAAACCTCTTCGATGCTCTACGGAGCGGCAGCGGAGCAGGCCCACGCGGAAGTGGACAGCGCGATCGCGGACTACTACCATATGAGTCCGGAAACCCGGCAGGTACTAAACGCGTTCGGAACCGAAGCTCCCGCCGTACTAAATAATTACGCCCTTCAACTTGAAGGGATGCTCGACAGTGCTGTTGCCTGGGGCGAGCGTGCTCAGAATGTGATCGTTGGTTATGCCAACTTTGCTGTCAACGAGCACCAAGAAAACCTGGCTTACAACGAGATTCTTACCAATCCCGATGTTCTCAGCGACTACACCCTGAAGTTCTTTGGTCCTGAAGGTCCGTACCCCGTGTACGAAAGCGAAGCAGAACTGGAGACCCGTGGTTATCCCACCACCTCTGCCTATGGTCAGGTCGGTGAGTTCCCCGCTCCTCCCGCTGCAGCTGCTCCCCAGCAACCTGAAAACTTCTGGGGCAACTTTAGCGAGATCATGAATCGTGATCCCCAGAACGCCTGGCGCATCCTGAACCAAGCTCAGCCTGCCACTGTTGCAAACAAACTGTTTGTGATGGAGTAAGGCCATGCCTGTTGCTGGTAAATACGGACAGGTATTAAACGCAGCAGCGAGAAACCCTGCCGGCGCCTTGAAAGCATCTGCTTTGGGCGCTGGCCTTCTTGGTGCAACAGGCTCTGTCATTGGAAACTTGACAGACAAAGAACAAGGCGAAGGCCCTCTTCGTATCTTGACTGAAGCCGCAAATGCAGGAACCCTTGCAGCTATCCCCGGTTTAATGCCTGGATATGCTGCTGCCGCTCTTGGTACGTTACGTCAACCGGGCATGGCACGTCGAGCTGTAAATGCTGCAGGTTCTGCAGCAAATGCACGCAAATCTTTCCAAGGTATTACCAGAGGAGCCGCGCTAGCTACGGCAGCTATTCCGGCTGCTGCTGGACTCGGAGGTTTGGCGGGAGGTGGCACATCTAATCTTTACAGCGCCATCGGCATCCCTGGTTTCCAGGCTGGAATTAACCCTGAAGCCGCGAACGGTTCCAGTAATATGCAGTACGTTTAATTTTGCGTTCTTAACTAAAAATTAGATCCTGCTAAAATTTGTCTTAGATAAGACAAAAACTTGTCTAAATCTTTCACCCACAAGTCCCGCGACTCTGGAGGATATTAAAAAGTGTTTCTTGATACCGATTTCCCAAAAATCTTGGGTGCGGAACTTTACCGTCCCCACCCTGCTTACATTGCCGAGATGGCTGTGGAGCCCGTGGTTGTCCACGACTTCACTCGCCAACCCGGTCAAACCGTTCAGTTAGACCGCTACAAGTTCTGGGGTACCCCTGGTACTAAGGACAGCCGTGAGCGTATTGCCGACCAAACCATCGGTACCGCTAACAGCCGGAACATCACCAAGGAAAAGGTGCTGGTCGTACTTAAAGAGTACACCGGTCCTGCAGACCCCGGCGATCCGACCCAGCCTTCGACCTTCAAGATTGCTCGTGAAACTCTGATTACCGCCCAGCGTCTGCTGCTGGACACCGGTAACCTGAATATGTTCCACCAGTCCATCGGTAGCCTGACGCTGCTGGATGACTACCGTCGTTGGCGCGACCGCGTGTTCATTGATGAACTCGCCAAAGCCGAAGCCAATGGTGCCGCTTCTACCAGCCAGGGTGGTTACTACTTCGCTGGTGGCAAGACCAAGGATTCTTCTGGTCGCGTTTCCTACACCTCTACCGAATACGGCAACGAAGTTCAGCAGTTCCAGGTGCGTACCGACCTGCTGACCATTGTTAAGGACCTGCGTAAGCGAAACGTTCCTACCTATGCCGATGGTCTGTATCGCTGTATTTGCGATCCTACCTTCATGATGCACCTGCGTCGTGACCCCGACTTCCGTGAGATTGCCCGTTATGCTGGCAACCCCGGTCAGGGCATGTACATGGGCAACCCCGGCATGCCTAACAATGCCAGCTTCTACATGGGTCCCCAAGCTGGTCAGGGCTACTTCCTGGCTGGTGAACCCGTCATGCCTACTGGCGTGCAGTTTGAAGGCGTTAAGTTCTTCGAGTCGACCAACTTCCCGACCAAGAACGTTACTGCTTCTTTCAACGGTGGTTCTGGTTACTCTTCCCAAGAAGTGGCCCAAGGTTACTTCTTTGGTCCTCAGGCAATTGGCGTGGGTATCGGCGGCCCGAACGCTCAGGTGCTCATCAACAACAACGACGACTTCAGCCGCTTTATCATCCTGATCTGGCAACTGTACGCTGGTTTTGAGATCCTGAACAAGGACTTCGTGACCACCGCGTTCAGCTTTGTGTCTGATGACGGTTCTGTCTGATCAATAAACAATAACTAAACTATAGGAAAAATAAATGACCTATTTGTCCGCTAAAAAAATCTATCCCGGCAACTGGGCTGAACCCCTGAACGGCTGGTATAAGAACATCGACAACAGCCAAGACGGCACCAATGATGGCTCCAAGGGCGGCCCCACTTCTGTGCTGGCCCTCCCTGGCTACCGTTATTTCCAGCAGCGTGGTTACGTCCCTGTGACGGCCACCTCTGGCGCCGGTCCTGTAGCTAGTGCCAGCGTGATCGTTCCTTCCCCCTACCGGAATGACGACACCCGTACCGACATCACCGGCCTGGTGATTTCTGGCACCAGTACCCTGCCTGCTTATGTGTATCGCACTGCTATCTCCGTGGCCTCTGGCTGGGGTGATGGCCGTGTTGCCTCTGGCGTGTATGCCGCTACCGGTAACGTGATCTCGTTCGGTCGCGACAACTCCGGTAACCCCACTGCCGCTTCTGGCGTTGGCGAAGGTGTAATCCAAGCCAACCTGACCTCCACTGTGTCTGGTTCCCAAGCTGGCGAAATCTACTTCGCTGGTGGCACCGCTGGCTACGGCACCAACCCCTTCCTGACCATCACCGGTGCAACCGGCGTTGCTCCTGGCACCGTCAATTATTCCGCCGTTGGTTCGACCACCCTCAAGGTGTTTGCCAAGGAGACCGCCAATAGCACCACCACTTCCGGTGGCTTCTACATCTCCAGCGGTGACGCAAATGCTGGCCGCACTGGTTACCTGGTTGTGGAAGTGTGCTACATCCAACCTGATGAAGCTCCTGGTTACGAAGACATTGACGGCTACCTGACCGGTCGCACTGTCAGCTGATTAGGGTAAACTAGGACCAGAGATTAACTCCCTGGTCCTTATGTTGTATCAGCACAAAAAAACCGGCGCACGCGTCAAAGTTGTAAGCGAGTGGGATAACGGTGATTGGTTCATGGTCGAAGACCAAGATGGTCGCCTTTACACCGTTTACAAAACAGAGATTGAACCTGACGAATCGGCCACTAAAAAGGTAAAGACTCTTCAGGTTAAAGATCGTGCAGCGCAAGACGAGCCACGCACTTTTCCTCCCGACACCCGGCTAAATGTAAATTCAGCCACAGCCCAAATGATCGCTGATCATATTAAGGGTATTGGTCTGAAGACTGCTCGGGAAATTAAAGATCTTCAGATGTCTTTATCGGGTGAAAGATTTAACAGTCTTGAGCAGTTAAAGCAAATTAAACGGGTGGATTGGAATGCTGTAATGGCTGCTGATCTGATTAGGGTTTGATTCTCATCTCAAGTAACCCTCGGGAAACCGAGGGTTTTCTTGTCTTAAAATACAGGCATGGCAAAGATTACACGCATAGGTCAGCTCGGTTCCTCTGGTGTTTCCAGTGGTCCGCATTTACACGCATATGTAAAGAACCTTGTTACTGGCGAGTACGAAAACCCTGAGTATCACCGCAGTAAATTCACAGGTGTACGGGTCGGCGCCAATAGGGTGCCCAAGTACATCACAGATAGCAAAGGGGAGTTGATCTTAAACCCTGCAGCGGGTTTAACAAAGACTTCCTCCTGGGGGCCACGCAACACAGGCATCCCTGGTGCAAGTACGTACCATAGGGGTGTTGATTACGGCGGCCAAGAAGGTACCGAAATCTACGTCGAAGGTGATGTTAAGTTCACTCCGCGCCCCAATGCAGGAGGCTACGGGAATCTTGCTACCTGGACCACAGGAGACAATAAGTACGAGCTTGGTTACGGCCACATGAAGACGCTTGGGGAGGCAACCGATCTGACCAATACAAGTGTGACTTCAACTCCGCGTGTTTCATACGAAGAAGCCCAGGGCAAAACAAATGACTTGATTGAAGCTTTTATGCTTGGCACTAACTATCAGCCACGCGAAAAGAAGCAGACAAGAGAACCTCAATCATTACTTGGCGCATTTAAGAATCAAATATTGGGTGGAATCTTGCAAAATGCAATGAATCCGTTTACAGGAATTCTAGATCAAGCAGGTGACACTGTCGCTTGATTTGTTGCTTTTATAATGAAAGGTACACTGGAACATAGAAGTGCAATTTAGCGACTTCGACAAAAGTAGGATTAGGTATCATCTGGGATACTTCACTGTTTCTGTGCCAGCGGGTGACTATGCTCGTTTGGAAGAAGCAATGAATACGGTCCCCGATTCCTACTTCTACGATAAAATTGTTATCCAGATTGGGCGTTGCGATACGGCCGAAAAGAAGACAGAGGTTGCATCCTCTCCTTCCACTCGGATTGAAAATATTGTTGGCGACGTTGACCGTACTATTCGGTCGAGTAATGCTAAGGAAGCGTTAAAAGTTTGGGACGAGATTTATCTCTACGAAACAAATCGTTTAGCCGGCATTCTTTACGTTCCTAACTACAAAGATCCGTACCAGGCACGTTACCGTTACGAACGCTCTGGTGCAGAATTTATCCAGGCATTACCTGGACCTGCTGATACGGCAGTTGGTTCCCGTATTTATTTACATGAGGTTTGGAGGTAATTATGGCTGGTAATCCAGGTGGGGCTGCTGCTAACCAGCGACAGTCAAAAGCTACTTCTCGGCAAGTTCAACAAGCCAGGGAACAACAAGCTGTTCTAAACAATTTACGTCGAGGCGGCGTTGTTTCTGGCGCACAGCCAGCTAATCCCATCATTGGTGGTATTCAAAGTTTATTTGGTGGTGCGGGTAAAGGTGCTATTCCTGCATTAGGTGCTGCACGCCTTGGTGGCCAAGAAGTATTAATGAATAGAGGTGGATGGGATACAAGGCGTGCCGGAAGTGGTCCAATTAATGTTGGTGGACAAACTTGGTATCCTGCTCAAAGCGGCCAAGATCTTGTTTACAAACGTGCACCCGGTTTAGTAGGTGGACAATACGGCAGTCTTTTTTCAGGTGGTACGGTTCCGCCTTCAGCACCGCCCGCAGATAATAGTAATCCCGCCGCTGAGCGTGCTTACCAGCAGGAAGTTTCGCGTGTTGCCCAGCTCACAGCACAAGACCCTGAACTTCAGCGTTACGAACAGGCTCGTCAAAAAGCAGTTGCTGCTGGCCCTGGTTCTGCCGCCGAACAATCTGCAGAAGATATCGGGATGCAGATCTGGGCACAAAAGTACGGCAAAACTCTTGCGCCTAAAGTTAAACCTGGCCAAGCTGGTTACGACGTAATCCAACGCACCTTAAACGCTGGTCAGATGGGTGCACCTGCTGATTTGGGTGCATTTACTGGTGCTGCTCCTGCAGGATTCCTTGGCAGCTCTGGTGCTCCTGCAACCAGTAGTTACACGGGTGTTACTCCGGTTAACTTAGGCATGGGTGCTATTGGTCCTAACGCACTGACCAATGCATATAACATGCAGACCGCAAGCTCTTTCAACCGTTTTATGGAAGGGCCAACGTTAAGTAGCCAGCCCCTTGGCGCACCGACTGCATCTATTGGTGAAGTCCCCACTTATTCCCAGCTAAGCCAACCTCAATCCTATGGGTTAGGTCCCATCCCTGGTGAGGAAGAAACTTTTGGTAGCGACGCCTCTCAAAAGTTTGCCAACACTTATGCTAAGAAGCTGCTAAACTTTCAACCAATTTGATTTATCTGGCAGTGCATAGCATGTAAGCCCAGCCAACTGGACACAGATCTTTGATCTACGGGGGCCAGTGTTGTTGCTTTAAACCCATGATTCTCTGCCCCAAGTTTGTTAAACGTACTTTGACCTATTTAGCTACGACCCTTGCGCTGCAAACCGTATTTATCCCTGGTCTCAAAGCAAGTTCAAATTGGGTAGGAGAATAAGGAGAACAATATGTCATTAAGCCCCGCCGCAGCTATTGTTGCACGCAAGTTAAAACAACAAGGCTATACCAACGCGCAGATTGCGGGTGTCCTTGGGAATATCTCCCAAGAGTCTGGCTTCAATCCTCGCGTAAACGAGGGTGGTGCAGTTGGTGGTCCCATGGGACGTGGCGGGTATGGCTTGGCACAATGGACAGGTGGCCGCCAAACTAACTTAGTTAATTTTGCAAAAACAAAAAAGCTTGACCCAGGTGATGCCGGTCTTCAAGCCGATTTTTTATTGCATGAATTACAAGGACCCGAAAGCCGTGCAGCCGAATCTCTGCGCAAGGCACAGTCACCTGAGCAAGCAGCGTTAGTTTTTCGTCGTGACTTTGAACGCGCCGGCATCCCCAAGGATGAGAACCGGATGCGTGCAGCACGCGACTTAATGCCTAAACTGCAATCACTAGAAGGTGGGATTGATTTTGCACCACCTGCCCTCCCTGGAGAGCAGCAAAGTGTTGCTTATCGTTTAGCGCAAGCAGGTATTGATCTCACTGGTGATCAAGAAGATAAAAAAACGACGGCCAATACATTGCTAGAAGCATTTAAGCAACAGGTTCTCCCTGCAATGCTTCCACAAGGTATTATGAACATTAACGCCCTTAATCCGTTCCAAAATCCATTCCAGGTGCTTTGATGGACCGTCGAGATTACGTTGGTAGCGATGATGCGTTACCGGGAGATTACAACCGTTATCTCTCTGGTAAAGACTCAACCAAGCCCAACCCTAGTAAGGATATTCAATACAGATTGGCCAAGCTGTACAAGGTAGATGATTTCAATCGTCTAGCTTCTTCCGTTGCTGGGGCACCAAGGTCTGAATCGTTCCAACGTTTTCTCGCTCTTCAGCAAGACCCTGATCTTCTTGCAAGGGCATCGATGAAGATGCCCAATACACCCTTCGGACCGCTGGGTAGTTTTGCTGAAAGCTAATTTATTTTTTAACAAAGGCTTTTTCAAGCGGCCAGTCTTTATTTAAGCGTTTTTGCATTGACTGGGGAGAGATGCCAACTTCTTTTGCCCAATCAGCAATACACATAGTTTTTCCTTCAAATGTGTAAAGCCTTGTTGCACGCTTGCCTCCACGGTTACGTGTTTGTTCTTTGTGAGTAGCCCAGCGACAATTTTCTTTGTAGTAGTTTTTGTCGTTGTCGATTCTTTCTAATTCCATTTTAGGCATTGGTTTTTTACCCATATCAGCAAGGAATTGTTCATATTTTTCCCAGCGTGGATCATAAGTAATACCGCGTCCACCATAGCGGGAATAGGATTCGTGTTTCAAGTTATTGCACCTATTTTTCATTGCACCCCAAGAAGAATATTCGGCTTCTTGATTTTTATGGCCACCATGCTTGTAACTTCCACAACTTTTAGAACAAAAAACATAACCACGCCTTTTTAATTTGCTGCGGCAAGTGGCTCCAGCCATACCCAGTCTTTCGAAGTTGTTGCCACAATTTTTACAAACAAAAATGGTTTGGACCATTAGAATAGGGGAAGTTTCCCGGAGACGCCCTGTCAATATAACAGAGGCAGAGCGTTTAGTCTACATTGAGCTCGACATCCACGAACAAACAGCCCTTATTAGTTGATCGCCCGCTTATTGATACGGTGCGCATCACAACGCAAACTGTTGGTAGTGCATCTACCAATACATTGTTTGTGCAGGGTGGCCAAGCGCCTTCCATCCTGGTCGACATGGACGCAACTTTAAGCGAAGACAATAGTTCCGGCGGCGTTATTGATTCGATCACCATCACGCGTAATGATTACTACCGTGATGCAGACTATGAAGTCAAGACTGCAACCTCAGGCACGCCCATCTCTCTGGTCAGCGGCCAAACTGTATTTATTTCGCAGACAGGGATTTTAACTGGCGGTGGTGCACCCTTCTCTGGCTACGGTTATTACACATATACTGGCGCTGCTACTCTCACTGGAATTAATACCGCACTGAATTATTCAGGTGGTATTGCATCTGGTTTTACATACAACGGTATTGCTTACGGCTATCAGCAGGCTGTGACGTTTGTGTTCTACCACACCCGTGGTACTACAACGCCCATTCCTGGCTCTGGTGACTATCGCATTTTATTTGCTAAGACAGTTCCTGCAAATACTCAGACTGTTGACTGCTCTGATTTGATGCCACAACTGGCAGT